CCGCTCGGCACGCTCTCCAGAAACTTCCCGTCCGGACCCATCTCGTAAACGACGTTCGGGTTGCGCCGCAAAGGATGCAGCACAACGCGGCGCGCAGCGTTGGAGACCCCCAAAGTAGGCAGGTCTTTGCGCCAAAACGTCGGCCACGAGAGGACCGGCACGATGTAGCGATCCTTCTCCTGCTCAGGGCGAGGAGAGAGGTCGACACCGGGAGGAAATTGGAGAAGCTCGCCCCCAATGAGCACGGGAATCTTAGGTACTGGTGGAATCCCGGGAACAAGGACAGCTGGCGGAACGGACCACAAGCTGCTCGCCTTCTCGTAGTGAGCATCAAGATCCTGGAAATCCGAGACACTAACATATGATCCATACTTGGCCTCAATGTCAGTGATGAAGATCGCCAGGATGGCACTGATGTCATCCGAGGTGGGCGTGGGGAAAGCGAGATCGTCGCCGCTTTCGAAGGCCAGCCGAGCGAACCACGGGAGGTGGTCCGGATCGAGAGGGCCCTCAAGAGAGGCTCCGAAATGCCGAAGCGTGCAACGGGCGACAGCACCGACCAACGGAGTGTGGGAATCGGTGATGAGCCATCCGCGCGCGCGAGACACCGCTGCCTCGGCGACCTGCGCGCTCTCGGAACATAACACGACACTAAGGTTGCCCAGGCGGCGTGTGATGTCACAAAAGTTCGCAGGTGACGCGAGGGGGTGGGGGTAGACCCTGCCCAGGAAACGGGTCGGGTCGGAAGGGGTCGAGACCTCGGCTCGGATTGAATAGCCGATCTCCGAATACACGGAGGACAGAAGAGCGAAATCCTGCACAAACCGACTCCCCAAGAGAACGAGGGAGTCGTCGCCTCCAAACAGGCCGAGATGTTGCATCGCCTGTTCATGGCCAAGCCCAGAAAGGCGCTTGGCAATGTAGGTAACGCAGGCCGTGAGGAGGGTGTTGCGCAAGGACGTGTCGCCCTCGCCAGATGCCGTCTTGCCGATCCCAATGGAGTAACGCCACGGGCCCATGCGGGCGACGTTGTTGTCCGAGGAGTGCAAAAGCCGCCTGACACTCTCCGCATCGGATGCGGAGGAGCGGGCGAACAGGCAGACCAAGAATGCCTCCTCGAGGCCCTCGGTCCACGCACTCCCAGACGCGTCACAGTTGTTGAGGTCGACATCGGCCTTCATCGCCCCCGGGCACTCCGCAGCGGCGCGCGAGAGTGCCTGGACAGCAGAAGACACCTCACTGGGCGCGCGAAATGCGTACCAGTCAAGGTGCTTCTTCATGGCGACGATGGTCGGCAACACAAACGACAGCAGCGCAACATTGTGGCCGTAGCTGATCGTCTGGATGCAACGGGGCGGTTTTGCCGCCGAGTAGGTCTCGCCCTTGAGGAAGGACTTGAACTGCGCGAACCCTTGCTCACGCGCAGTCCCGGGATAGTCCAATCGCCAGTGGTCAAGCTCATCCTTGACGGCCACCTTCTGAGATGGGCGGTCAAGATGACGGATGACCTCATCATGGTCCAGCGGAACCACAGGCACCGTCCCCTTCTCGGTAATGATATCCACCACTGCGTAAACGAACTCTTCAGTGAGACGCAGGGTTTCAGCGCGGGGGACAGCGGGGTTCGGCGTGGCCTGGACACGTCCGGTAATGCTCGCCAGCATGTTGGACGCTGTCCGCTCGGGGACCATGGCTAGGGGTGCGATTGGGTGGCCAATCTGGATGATGTTGCTACGGCGGGGAAGAAGGGTCTCGTCGTCCCCGGACGCGTAAATCGCGGTGTAGGTGGGGGTAAAAGTAGCGACACCATCGAGCTGGAACTGGGAAGGCAAAGCAAGGCGAGGAATCGCGCCGTGCTTGACCGCCCATACCACAAGGAAAGGTTCCAACTCGCGCGCCTGCTCGTGCTGAGCGAGCAAGACTGCCACAGTGGGCACCTTGCGAGCGATCTCAGCATGCGTGTTGAGCGACATGGCGCGGGAGTAGGCGCTGGCGACCCGTGCGGTGCTAATGGTGTAGTGCACGGTGCCATCGGTGTCAAAGAAGGATACCACGTCCTTGCCGCCGGACACACGGCGGACTAAGCCCATCCCGGGAATGAATCCCGAAGACGAGGGGGACGAAGGTACGAACACTGGATTGTAGGGCTGGACAGCGGGAACGGGCTCCGCAACAAAATCAGCCAAGTGGTCCTCCAACCCCATTGGAAAAAGACCGGTGATCAGCCAAGGACCATAGCGAGAGGTGACCTGCTGGACAACATGCCTAGTAGGTGACCCGACGCCTTGGGTGCTGAACATCCGGCCCATCTCCGGGACAAAAGGCCACGAGAGCTGACGACCACTCCAAGTGAGCCTGCGCATGCCGTCGGAAGTGACGGTAAGGCGGGCGGTCCCATCGCTGGAGAGAGCGGCAGGGACGTCCGTCGCCAGGCGGATGTAGATGACTGGCGACGCGACAGAGGTCGCGAACGTGAACGACAAGACAGCCACGTCAGTTGCAGCAGTCGAGATGTCCGTCGTCACGCGGTAACCCAAATCGCTAAGGATCACATGGAGGTGGTAGAGAGCATTGTCCAAGCTCTTTGACAGGACGCTCGCGGATGGCAAGTCGTCCCCAGTGCTCGCCGCGAGCGGGACCATCGAGCTGCCCGGAAGAGCGTTAAGGCGACGCTCAAACTGGACAACCTTCTCGCGCGCGGTGATCTCAGACGGCCGGAACAACACGTTGCGCACCCAGGCCCAGCCCCTAGCGACGCCACCCCAGTAAGACTGGGCGACACGCATAACGGGGGCGAG